AAGTGCCTTTTTACAAGGCAAACCTGTCAGGCGATTTTGAGCGTCTGACTGATAGCTCTTCACTGACCCCCGGCAAGATCGAAGCTGACAAGCAAGTTGGCGTCGTTCTGCACCGTGGTCGTGCTTTTGAGTCACGCGACCTGGCTGCACTGGCTGCCGGTTCCGACCCAATGGCTGCTATTGGCGACAAGATTGCTGATTACGTTGCCAACCAACGTCAAAAGGATCTTTTGTCCTGCCTGGCCGGTGTATTCGGCGCAGTCGGTGACACCAGCTCTGCTGCTTATGCGGCTTTGGCCGTTGACGGTGCATCAGGAGACTCCCCAACTCAACTGACTGCACGTCAGGTTGTTGAAGGTCAGTCCCTGCTGGGCGACCAAGGCGACAAGCTGGCCGCTATCTGCGTTCACCCCAAGGTCTATTACGACCTTAAGGAGCGCCGTGCGCTTGACATGATCTACGACAACAACGGTCAGCCTGACTCTGGGGCAACCCAAGGTTCATTGGCTAACGCCTTTGGCAGCGTTGCTGTTCCCACTTTCATGGGAATGCGCGTGATCGTGTCTGCTGATGTGCAGACCGCTGGTTCCGGTGCCACCACCGAATATGCCAGCTACATGTTCACCCAAGGTGCCATTGGCTCCGGCGAACAACTCGGGCTTCAAACCGAGACCGATCGTGACATCCTCGCTAAGAGCGATGCCATGTCGATTGATCTGCACTACGTGTATCACCCAATCGGCTCTAAGTTCTCCACTTCCGTTTCCAACCCCACAAGGGCACAACTGGAAACCGTGGGCAACTGGACCAAGGTGTACGAAACCAACAACATTGGCGTCGTGCGGATTACCACCACCAGCGCACTGGATTGAGGAGGTAACTAACCATGGCATCCATTTTCGAGGCAACAGCAGGTAGCGCAATCGGCCCTACCAACGGCGGCACTGTCACGCAGGCCACCAACAAAGGAACCGCCGTGACTCTCAACACAGAGTCCGGTCAGATCACCATGGCAGGCGCTGAGCTTGCCGGTGCTGCTGAGGTGAGTTTCACAGTCAACAACGACAAGGTCACTGCCACTGACGTGGTCGTGGTCAACCACAGCTCTGCCGGTACTGCTGGCAGCTATCTCGTTCAAGCCAACAGCATCGCTGCTGGTTCGTTCGCGATCACTGTGGCCAATGTTGGCTCAACCGCAAGCGAAGCCATTGTGCTGAGCTTTGTGCTTCTCAAGGGCGCCAGCTCCTGATGGGCATGTTCGCCTTTCGGCGGATGAAGGAACGTGAGGCTGCTGCGCAAGCGGTGGCCTCCGCTCCCACCAAGCCGACTAAAAAGACTTCTACTCCGAAGCCCGATGGCAGTATCAATCGACGCAACAGCGGGCGGAGCAAGCGCCAACAGCTACATAACGCTGACTGAGGCTGACACCTTTGTCGAAGCAATGATTTCCAGCTCGGATGTTTCCAAGTGGACAACCGGCAATGATGACAGTCGCAACCGTGCGCTAGCTGCAGCGGCACAGAGGCTTGACCGTGAGCGATTTCTTGGAGCACGGGCAACAGACACACAAGCCCTGCAATGGCCGCGCACAGGCGTTCGTAAGCCTGATACCTATGTCAACACGTATGCGACTGGCTTCCCTTTTCGCATTTCTGACGATTACTTCACAGACACGGAGATTCCGGATCAGGTCAAGCGTGCCCAGATTGAAATGGCCGTCTACCTGAAAAACAACGTGGACGGCATCAGCCTTGGCGGCCTTGAGGATTTTAAGAACGTCAAAATCGGCAGCTTGGACGTGACACCTGACAAGACTGGCGCAATCGGTGCTGACCGTGTGCCGCCAATGTTTGAAAGGTACTTGACGGGCCTTAGAATTAGCGGACCAGGCAACATCGCAATCAAACGGAGCTGACCATGTACGAGGATCTATCAGGCGGCTTCGAATTCATCTCTGACACTGCTGCGCACACGGGCAGGTTCAGCAAGATCTATTTCAAAGAAGACACTGTGATTAGTGCGATCACTGTCAAGAATGCGACCGGCAACAGCTTGGCTAGCGAAACATTCGTTGCTGACACCTACATCTGCGGAATCATCACGAGCATCACGCTGACAAGCGGTGCTTGCCTCGCTTACAACCTCTGATGAGCATTGCCACTTCATTGGTCAATGTCGCTGATAAAGTCATCAGCAAATTTGGCGGTGATGTGACGATCCGCTTTGTTGCTGCGGGCGCTTACAACACAACTGCCGGAACAGTTGCAGAGACCAACACTGACAGCGAGGTGAAAGGCATCCTTGAGGATGTGGTGAACAAGGAAGCTAACGAGCTGGTTCAAGCCGGTGACAAGCGTTTAACGGTTGCCGCAAAAGACCTGGACTCAGCCCCTGAAACAAAAGACAAGGTGCTTATCAGCACTGTGGTTCATCAGATCATCAGCGTTGAGACAACGGAGCAGGACAACACTGCTATCACTTACGAGTTGATCCTGAGGGCATAGCGATGGCAAAAGAGATTCCGCTAGATCAAATCGCCAACTACATGGATGGCCAGATCCAGCAGCTGGTCAAGGTGACAACGCTGGAATGGGAGAAGCGAGCAAAGGAAGCAACCCCTGTAGACACCGGCAGATTACGTGGTGCGTGGCAAAACAAAGTTGAGCCTTATAAAGGCGAAGTAACCAACAACGTCAAATATGCCGAACCCGTTTGCTACGGCACCAACCTGCCATCGTCTTGGCAAGGCCAGTTCAGGACACGTCAAGGCACTGTTGCTGGTTTCCCTGAGCTGATCGGCAAAGAGCTTGAGTCATGGGCTCAAGGCGAGCATCAAAAGATTATTAGGAGAGGCTGATGGCTGCTGCAGATCTCAACACCATTAGGGCAACCATTGAGGGCAGGCTGGCCACAGAACTTGCAAGCAGTCCTGCAATCCCGGTTGTGTTCCACAACATGCCCTATGAGCCGACGCCCAATAGTTCATGGGTTCAGTGTTTAACAAGTTTTGGGTCCAGTGAATATCTTGGTCAAGGGTCAACCTCAAGCGCCCAAAACCGCATCGTTGGCTTGGTTGTCCTGAACATATTTTCTGCCCAAGGCGTAGGCCCTGGCGCTAATTACGTTATTGGAAAACGAATCCGAGACCTTTACAATAGGGTGATCGTGTCGGGGGTTTTCTTCGACGCACCCATTGGTCCAGAGGCACTGGCTTCACCAGCACCCGAGGGCTATTTTCAAACACAGGTCCGTGTGACCTTTGAATCTATCGAGGAACTCTGACCATGGCCACTATTCGAGGTGAGCAAGGCGCAGTCCAGTTTTCAGCATCTGGCGGTTCGAAGGCAACCATTGTTGGGACCCGTAGCTGGAGCTTGACGACTACAAAAGACACGCTTGAAACCACCAAGCAGGGCGACACATTTAAAAGTTTTATTGGCAGCCTAATCTCAGGAACGGGCAGTGTTGAGCTGGTTTACGATCCAGACGCCACAGGTCAAGCAAGCTTTTTAGAGGATGTCATCACGCCGGCTGATCCTGCTGACGCCACGTTTGAACTGTTCACAACAGGAACAAGCTCAGGCACAGATTCAGTTAGTTTTGCTGGGATAATCACTAGCAAGGAAATCACCTCAACAGTTGGCGAACTTGTAACTGTGAGCTGTGACTTCATCACCAGCGGCACAATCACTTCTAACTTGGAGTGATGGAGGCTATATTTAAGCGGTAATTGTGCTGCTTAAATGGCTGCTAACGAACGGACAGTTGACTTGCTGGTTGGGGCGTTTGACCTTAACCAGCGTCGTAGGTTTGAGCTGATGAACGAGCATGGCGAAAAAATCGTTGATTTGTATTTCAAGCCAATCACCAGAGCAGACCGCAAGAAAGCGCAAGCACTGGCCGGCGAAGAGGCGTTAGACATGAGCACGCAGATGCTGTGTCAAGTAGCTGAGCTTGAGGACGGAACAAAAGCTTTTGCTGCTGCTGATGCGGCAAAACTGCAACGCAAGCTTCCTGAGTCTGTGCTGAACGACATTGAGCTGTTCTTGTTTGGTCTTAGTGAAGAGGTTGACCTAGAAGACGCAAAAAACGACTAAGGCAGGACAAATGGACTTTGTTTGAGTTCCATCTGGCCTGCGAACTGGGCATGACTGTCAGCAGGCTTCGCACGGAACTGACCGATGCGGAGCTTGTTTATTTTGCTGCGTTTTACGAAGTCAAAAACGAAGAGCAGGAAAAAGCAATGCATCGCGCAAAGATGAGGCAGCGGTAAGATTGGGGCAGTGCTGAGGCGGTTGTGGCTAGGTCTTCCATTGAGCTAATCGTTGACGCCTCTAAAGCCATCAACCCTTTGAAGAGGGTCACGGCCGCGACGACAAAGCTTGACAGTGCCACTAAGGGCATGAATCAACGCTTAAGAGATAGCAAAAGACGTTTCAGTGCACAAGGTAAGAGTGCAAAGAAAGCTTCGTCTGATATTCAAGGATTGACAGGCGCTGTAAAAGGTTTTGTCACTGCGGCAGCTTTGGCGGGAGCGGCTAAATTTGTTTTTGCCAATACGGCAGAGCTTGAAAAGCAAACCAGAAGTTTGCAGGTTCTCACCGGTTCTTTGGACACTGCCAAGGGAATCATTAGTGAGCTTCAAGATTTTGGTGCAGTTACGCCATTTACAAGCACTGAGTTAATTGACACAGCTAAACGCCTTAAGGCTTTCGGCGTTGAAACTACAAAACTTGTTGACATCACAAAACGGTTAGGGGATGTCGCAGGCGCAACTGGAGCAGACCTTGGCGGCATCACAACAGCGTTTGGTCAAATCCAAGCGAAGGGTAAGTTGCAAACAGAAGAGTTGCTGCAGTTGCAAGAGCGTGGTGTTGATTTAGCCGGGGTGTTGAAAAAAGAATACAACTTGACCGGGGAAGAATTTAGCAAGGCGCTACAGAAAGGTCAGATAAGCGCTGAAGCAGCAGAGTTTGCGCTGAAGAAATTAACTAACACTGGCGGCATGTATGCCGACGGTGCTATCTCCCAATCAGACACATTGTCGGGCAAATTGAGCACATTGGTGGATAATGTGCAAAGGATTGCGCAAGCTCTTGGCGCTCTTTTGGCGCCGATGTTAAAGAAAATTTTTGATCTTACAAATAATGCTTTAACGCAAATTAACGACCTCATGTTTGCGATGACAAACCCTGGGGCAGCGTCTGCGCGAAAAGCAATCCAAGGCGGCAGGCTGCCTTTTAATGTCCAAGGAGCGGCGGAGCTTTTTGAAGGAACCGGCGTTGGAGGCAGAGGCTTAGAAGGGATGCGGGAAGCATCTACTCAGCTTGCAAAAATGGGCGGCAATCGAAGAGATATTCTTCTCCGTTTGATGCAAAACAGATTGGCGGAAATGGATGCTAAGAATGTTCCTCAGATTGATGCCGCGCCATTAACGCTACCTCCCTTGACCACTGAATCAAGAACAGGTGCAGGCAGCAAAAAGACATTGCGCGAGCGAAAAGATTTAACCGTTGAAATGAATGCTTTGCTAGAGAAGCAACAGCAGTTGGCGCATTCAACTGATGAAATTGCAAAATCACGTATAAAATTAGAAATTGAGTATCAAAGAATTTTAGAGGCACAAATGCTGCCGCTTGAGGAGCAACGCGCAATGCGCGACGCTGAAATAGCGCATGAAAAAAATATAGCTAAAGTTATGGCGGAAAAGCTTAATTTAATCGCCAAGTCTAACGAAGTTAGGTTGGATGGCGTCAAGAACGTGTTTGAAAATGTATTTGCAGAGGGGCAAAAAATAGATGATGCGCTAGAGCAGCAGGCGGAAAAAATGAGAAATCTATACAAGTCAATTGGTGACAGCATTCAAAGCGGGATTGTTGATGCCTTAAGTGCTGCTGTTGACGGAACCAAGAGCCTTGCCGAGGTTGCCCAAGGTGTGCTGAAGGACATTGGTAGAACGCTTATACAATTTGGCCTGAATACTTTCTTTAATAGCCTTGGCAGCGGCGGAACCGGCGGGGCTGGTGGCGCACTTAGCAGGCTTTTCAAGGCAGATGGTGGCCCTGTTGCTGGCGGCAATCCTTACATTGTTGGCGAGCGTGGCCCTGAGCTGTTTGTACCTGGACAGTCAGGTCAGGTGGTAAGCAACGAAGGGATGAAGGCAGCGATGAATCGTTATCAACGGACAGGCGGCGCATCTAGTGGACTTGCAAGCGGTGGCGCGGCTGATACTGACGGGGTGGGAGCTGTTGGCGGTGCGGCAATTGATGTCCGTTACACGGTGGAACGAATCAATAATGTGGACTATGTGACAGCAGAGCAGTTCCAGCAGGGAATGCAGCAAGCTGCTCAACGCGGTGCAACAGAAGGCGAGCGCCGGACCATGAGATCACTGCAAAATTCAACTGCTGTTCGTAGGAGCTTGGCATTCTGATGGAATTTACTTACGGCCATCTGCTTGATGTCGGACCAACTGGTGGTTTAAACCAGTACCACTTCCAGAACTATGCGGTTGGCCAGAATGTCGGCATCTATTCGTTTTTGCCGTTTGGGTTCAGTGGAGCGGTTGCTTCATTGCAAGGCGACAACTTAAACGCAACGCTCCAGTTCGCAAACGCCGAGATCACCCGCAACTTTGTCGTTGAAGCGCTCGACAACGTGTATGTCGCCAAGGTGACGACAGTTTTATGGGACTCGTCAACGTATGCCGTACAAAAGACGTTGTATGAGTATTTTGGTGCGTGCTCGGCTGGTGGCTGGGACGAAACCGCAATTCAAATCAGCTTAAATTCAGTTTTAGACGCTGTTCAGGCAAATGTGCCAGGCCGTCGCCTGTATCGGCAGCAGGTCGGCAATATCCCATTTACCTCTCAAGTCAGTGTGTAGTGATCTGATAGGCCGGAAGTACAGCTACGGCAAGGATGATTGCATTCATCTGGTAATCGATGCCTTAGAGCAGCTAGGCATTAAAAATCCGGGAGTAAAGGGCGTTTGGTACGGGATGACGCCACGAGAAGTCTTGAGGGAGCTGAATGTCTTCTGTGACCGGGTTGAACACCCCAGTTATGATGGCGACATAGTCTTGTTGGGCGTTAGGCCGTTGGCCTTCGGAGTCATATGGCAGAGTGGCGTCCTTTACATCAACAGCTCAATCTCCGCAGTGGACTGGAAACCGGCGGAGCACCTTACAATCCGCCGCTCTTACCGTACGAAAAGTCATTAATACAAGCGATTGGCTGCAGTGAGGATGAATATCGCGAGTTAATTCGTCATGCAATGTCGCGCCAACGAGTGCGGCCAGCTGAGTATGACCAAATCCCTGAGATTGTTGCAGGGCCAGTACCTGTAGTTCCAATCCTTATCAGTCTTGCGATTGGTATTGCGTCAACAGCAGTCAGCGTATTACTTGCACCAAAGGCCCCTACTGTCGAGCCTCTGCAAAGCAAGCGTGGGGTAAGAGGGCGAAAACTTGCGGATCAAATTGGCCCAACTCGCTTTAATCAAGCGACTAATTTTGACAATATCTCAAGCCTCGCTGAGCTTAATCAGCCAATCCCGATCCCATTTGGCAAGCGTGGGACTGGGTTAGATGGAGTCTTAACTGGTGGTCTAATCCTTGCGCCTGCATTGGTGTGGAGTCGTCTTTATGCGTATGGCGCATACCAAGCATTTGAGGGCGTTTATGTCGCTGGTGAATTTGGAGTAGATCAGCCAGACCTCGCCGGAATTTTAATTGGAACGGCGGCACTCAACTCTTTGGGCAACAAAGACTTTGCGTTGTACTGGTCATCAGAGCAAGGCAGCAATCGACCTGCCAAGTTGCTGCATGGCACCGAAGGCCCTGGTGCTACTGGAACGGTTGGGAGAGTAATTTTTACCGCTCCAACTGATGACGGTCAATTTAGCGAAGGCTTTTCAATGGCCTACACCCCAAGCGGGGATACGACGTTTGGAACGAGCACACCAGTCCACAACGGCAGTGCATACCGCTTCAACTGGGAAGTAATAAGCGCACCTTTTGTATCAACGCTAGGGCCTGACAATGTAGACCCACGCCGCGAAATACAAGCAAAACGCCGTAAGATTGCTGGTAACTTAGCCGATGTTTTACATATTCGAGGGGAGGAGGCAGGGCAGCCTGGCGTTGGCAGGGCTTATTCACGGCACATGGGATTTATCAAGCACAACACAACTCAGTATGAAAACAAAACGATTGTGTCTATTAACGAGGGAGATACAGCGGTTTTTGAAATTGACAATAGAGATTCTGAATGGGAAGACCTTGAAAAAAGCGATTTTGCAGATACAGAAATAAACTTAAAGGATCTCGTTAATACCGCTAAAGGTTGGCGAGAGCGGGCGTCTGATTTGCTTGTCGTTGGAACGAGATGGATCATCGGCGCAAGCTCTTGGATTGTCGAGGGAAGGGCTAACACTGGGGACCAAATTTTTATCACTTTTAAATGTGTCGCTGTTTTAGGGGTCGCTGAGATTGGCATTCCAGGGCGCAGAACTGTTGAAGAGCCTCTTGGCGGATACGAAGGCGACACTTTCAATTCAAACAAGCATTGTGGAGCGGCGTTTTATAACGTGTGCCGCCTAAACATTGCAACGATCCGCCCAGTGCGTAGGGACGCTGAAGTGATTGAGCTTGGCATTAGAAGTCAAGTTTGGAATCGTGCTTCTGGCTTGTGCAACTTCAACGCTATTCCTTCGCCTAGCAGGCTGTTCCAGCTAGATAAAGATGACATCAATTTGTCTACGCCACGGATGGATAAATACTTTAAGCGTTCATCCTGCTTTTCGATCTGGGTTCGTCCTGTCCAAGAGTATGGCCAACCGCAAAATTCTTTTGTCCGCATCCCCAAAGTATTTTGCGTGCAAGGCAGCGCGCCTATCAACCAAAACAATTATCTAAGAATCCGCCCAAGAACAAAAGGATTTTATGAGTATCGCTTAATACCCCGCACAGGTTCAGATATTGCAATCAATAGCCTTGATGAAAATACTGTGACTGTCCTTGATTCAACAGAAGGCACCCCATACACGGGGACAGCAGTTGGCGTCGATTATGACACCAATTACGGAAGCTTTAGAATTACGACTCAAGGGAAAGAAGTAGCAATTGCCAAAATCAAAGAGAATGGCGAACTATTTACCGATCCAAGCCAGATAGCAGACGATGGATCAACCAACCAACCGACCAGTGTGCAATTTACTGGCGCAAGTCCAAACAGCAGCAATATCTATTTATTCAAACATGCTTTTTATACCCAAGCTCTTGGTTTAGCGAGAAACGCGCCGGGGAGAACAGGAACAAGCACAATTCAAGCTGATCTTGGAGGCGGAAAGAGTATTAGCATTTTAATCAGAGCTGATTCGCGCCCCGGCGTTTTAGGCGTAACAGTTGGTCCAAAATATGTTCAAGCGAATGGAGGCAGCAGTTACCTTTGGGAGAATGTTCAGTTTACTGTTGCTGCTTCTACAGGGGATTTTTCGCAAGGGGATACTTTTAACCTTGTCCAAAATGTGAACAACGATTTCTCCAATTACGCTGCCACACAAGGGCCTCGGTACACAAGCGTTAGTTTTAGTTTTTACGTTTCGGCTACAACCGTTGTTGTGCCTGGCGTCGTTCAAGGTGGCGAACGTGCGTTTGAGTTGAACTCGCAGGTTTCAGATTGCAGCCATTACACCGAACTCACAAAATCCAATGAGTCTGGCCCAGAGCATGAAATTGTTTACGTTAATGAGTACATATCAAACAACGAACCTGCCAATTATGACGCCATGTCAACGATTGGCTTTACAGTTAAGTCGAGCGGGGAAATTTCAGCACTCAATCAGCTGAGGCTTTATTCAGAGACTGGCATTCCTGTCAGGCGCTTAATTGAAAACGACAATAAGCCGAGCAACCTGTTTGCTGACCTTGTTTTTTACTTGCTAACTAGTAAAACGCAAGGCGTTGGTAATGTCGTTCCAGCAGAGCTTATCGACGAGGATGCGTTGAGAACAACTGCTCGTTTCTTGCGAGCGAATAGGATTTTTTATGACGGCGTGCTTGAAGATAGCGAAAGTTTCCGCAGCTTTTTGTATGACAACGCTTCTCTGCAACTCTGTAATTTTACGATCAAAAACGGTCGGTTTGGAATGCAGCCTGCATTGCCGTTCAATTCAAACCATGAGATTAGCCTTGACCCTATAGCTGTTGAGCAGATTTTTACTGCTGGCAACATCATTGAGGATTCACTGCAGCTGCAGTACATCGATGTTTCACAGCGGTCAAATATTCGTGGTCTTGTCAGCTGGCGCGTAACCGTGCAAAACGACTTGCCTTATCAGGTATCAGCGTTGTTGGAGTGGGCTGACCTACCTGCCAGCAAAAAGGCGACAACAGAGCAGGCGTTTGATCTGAGCGAGTTTTGCACCAACCGTGACCAAGCTTTGCGGACGGCACGTTTCTTGATGAGCACTCGCCGTCGTGTCACAAAAACTGTCAGCTTTAAAACTATTCCTGACGCTTTAAGCGTGCAGCCTGGCTCTTACATTCGGGTGATTACAGAAGCCAGCACCTACAACTCCGCGGCAAACGGTGCGATTACGGATGCTGGGACGCTGGTTAGCGTCACGACAGTGAAAGATGGAACGTATGACGCATTGGTTTACGACCCAACGACGCAGGCGGTAATTGAAACGCCACTAACGATTTCAGGCAACAGCGTTACGGACTCAAAATTCAATGGCACTTTGTTCACCCTGCTGGGCGGCGATACGGATTACAGCGTTTATCAGATTGAAGAGCTGACCTTGGATGGCGCTGGTTTAATTTCCATCAGCGCAGTTGAGGTGCCCACTGATGCCTCTGGGGTTAGCATCGTGGCTAAGGACGTTTTAACGCCGAGCAACTTTACGGTTCTTGAGTGATGGCCTTTCCAACGCTGACGCCAACTGGCCGTGACTTCACTGCAGGGAACTTCCCTAGCAAGACCTTTAATTCGCAGTCAGGCGCAGAAGTCCGCATCTTGTATGGATCGCGGCGCGTCAATGCCACGCTGAATTTGTCTTATGCCAATGTCCCAGACGCATCAGCAGAATCATTCTTGACTGATTACAGCAACCAGCTCGGCACGTTCCGAACCTTTACGTTGCCATCAGCGGTCTTTGAGGGTTGGTCTGGAGCGGCATCAACGCTTGACGCACCACCGGGCACGAAGTGGCGTTATGACGCTGAACCACAGGTCCAGGCTGTGCGTCCGGGTGTTAGCAGCGTTACAGTGGCATTGCGAGCGGTGGCGTAATGGCAAAGGTTTACACCGGTAGAGATGGCGTTTTACAGCTGTCTGGAACGACCCTCGCGAAGGTCGCTAATTTCAGCCTGCAGGCAGATTTAGAAACGCTCGAAACAACAACACTTGGCGATAGCTTGCGTAGTTACAGCCCTGGCGTTTTGGGTTATTCAGGGAACGCATCTTTGCTTTATTACAAGGATGATTCTGGGAGCATTAACACTGCAAACCTATTAAACAAGTTGATCAGGACAGGCACTGGAGGCGTATCAAGCAGCGACACTGTTGAGCTGACCTTGCGTTGGGTGGATGGAACGGACGAAAACGACATCAAGTTGACTGCTTATATCACCAGCGCAACGATTGGAGCATCAACAGGCGAGATCACCCGTGCTGACATTTCATTTACTGGAACGGGTGCGCTTTCTACTGCATCGATTTCATGAGCGTTTATTTAGGCACGTTTGGTGATGTAGAGCTGCAACGCGAGTTTGACGGTGGCGAACTGCTATCTACAATCAACGTTTCGGACGTCAATGCAACGGCAAAGCGGTTTAGCTTTGACTTTGAGCATGGCCAGTTATTGAGTGGTGATCAAGTTGAAATTACGAGCACCGACGGCTCAGCACTTGATTTTATCAATGGCTACGCGGCCACCAGCATTAAACGATTTATTTATGTAGACGAACTGGATGGCATCCGGCTGTATGAAACATTCTCTAATGCAGTCAATGGCGGTTTGGCCAATGCAATTGCCCTTGCCACTCCAGGGAATGCGATCCCAGTCAGAGTCAAGGTGGCAAACTCTGATCGGCGCTTGCTAGTGCAATGCAACGGCTATGAGTTGAACACTGAGCGTGAAACAGTTGACACTACAACTTTGTCAGATGAGTTTCGCAGCCGCATTAGCACGTTGATGTCAGGCTCAGGCAAGATGTCTTGCTTTTGGGAGTATATGCCTAGTGGAGATAATGAGCTACCTAATTATCTTTTAGAGTTGCAATTACGTACCAGAGTGGGCAGCCAATTTAAGGCAAGATTTTATATTAAACGTGCAGACCACAACCCCAGCGGCATTGCAAGCGCAAGCAATGACGAAATTTGGTATGAGTTTGAAGGGGTGTTGACAGGTTGCGCGGTGCAGTTTTCCCCGTCAAATGCGGTGCAAATAGAGGCTGATTTTATTACAACAGGGCCGATTGAGATCAGGATGGATCTTGAGGTCCCCGAGAAGCTGCTGCAGGAAAACGCTGATGACATCTTGTTAGAGCAGGGCACCAACAACACGCTGCTGTTGGAATCATCTGCTTAAAGCCTTAAACTGGGGCCATCGCTTGGCCTTAGGTAGAGAACCCCCATGGCAGACCTCAAGATTAGTCAGTTGCCAGCTCTGGCGGGTAGTGATCTGCTGGCAGCTGATCAGCTTGCTGTTGCGGACACCAGCGCAAGCGAAACTAAGCGAATTACAGTCACCGATTTGGTTGGCAATGCGGTCACGCTGATTGCTGACGCCACTATCCCCGGCGCAAAGATCCTTTTCAGTGCAGGCGGTGTTGCTGGAACGGCGATTGCTGATGGAGGCGTCACAACTGCCAAGCTTGCTGCAGACAGCGTTACGGCGGCCAAGCTTGCGGATGAGTCAACCGTTGATCTTGTTACAACGCTTCCTGCTGCTGGTGCGTTTACTGGTCAGATTGCGCTTGATACTGACGACAGCAAAATTTATGTCTGGAATGGCTCAGCTTGGGTAAGCGTTAAAGGCGCTGGGTCGGTCAACGTCGTCAACGGCAGCACTACTGGTGTTGTCAATATCACGTCAACGACAAGCGGCGATACTTGCACGATTGCTGCAACGCTCGACGATACAAGCGCTGCGGCTCAATTCCTTGGTGGGCCGACTGGTGCTGGCGGCACTGTTGGTTATCGCACCATCATTGGCACTGACCTGCCAACGCCGACCGCTTCTGCCAAAGGTGGCGTCATTGTTAATGGCAATGGTCTTGCGATGTCTGGCGACACGCTGACCGTAAACAACACAGTCACTGCAGAGGCCAGCGAAAATCACATTGTTCAATATGACGCAAACGGTCTTGTAACCGGCGGTCGTGTTATCGCCGCTGCTGACGTTCCAGTTGCAACGTCTTCAACTGTTGGCGTGATCAAGCCTGGATCGGGCTTGGGTGTTGATGCCGCTGGTCAGGTGAGCCACAACAACAGTGTTACTGCTGGTACAGCAGCCAAGGTCTCGTTTGACACTGAGGGCCATATCACTGCAACAGAAGCTTTATCGGCTTCAGATATTCCCAATCTTGACGCTTCAAAAGTTACGACGGGCACCCTGCCTGAGGCTCGAATCGGAAGTGATGCAGTAACAGCAGAAAAGTTAGCTGATCGCTCCACCGCAACAATTGCAGAGACAACGCCTACAGGCGGTGCCTTTATTGGGCAGTGTCACCTGAACTCAATTACAGGCGACTACTTCTTGTGGGACGGAAACGTTTGGCAGCCGATTGGTATCAGTGTTGGCGAGATTGTGCTTGCTGGTACTTACAACGCCACAACCAACAAAGTGGCGACAGTTACTGCTGAAGGTACGGCGTTGAGCTTTGTTGTTGGCAGTGCGCTGCCTGCAGCTTCTGCTTCAAACAAGGGTTATTACGTTGTCGTCAGCACCGCTGGCACTGGTACGTCTCCGGCTCCCACCGTTGCCTTGAATCCGCCTGACTTCCTGCTGTCAACGGGCACGGCATATACCGAAATTGATGTTTCATCGACAGTTACGGCACAGCAAGCCTCAAACATTGCGTTTACGGCTGCAGGCAATATTTCAGCAACCAATGTTCAAGCTGCGATTGAAGAGCTTGATTCTGAAAAAGTTGCAGCGGCTAATCCAACACTGACTGGAACGGTGGCGCTGGGCGAAGACGCTGTTTTGACGTTTGAGGGTGCAACGGATAACGCATTCGAAACAACGCTGACAGTCACCGATCCAACAGCAGACCGGACAATCACGCTGCCTAACGTGACCGGCACTGTCTTGACGACTGGGGACACGGGAACAGTTACCAGCACAATGATCGTCGATGGCACGATTGTTAATGCTGACATCAATGCTGCTGCTGAGATTGCAGT